TATACCGCTACAAGAATAGATTGGTGGCAACACCCTGACAGGGACGATGCATGGTATAAAAGAGAACTTGGTAACTTAGGCTCAGAGGAAGCTTTTAATAGACAATACGGTAATGAATTTGTAAGTTCTTCTAATCTACTGTTAAACCCAATGACAATGAAAACTATGAGAAAACACTCTAAGGATTTTATTTGGCATGATTTAGAAGATTTTGAAAACATTCAAATAGATACTAAGGGATTCCTAGGATTTTCTCCTGGATTTGATCCAGAAGATGCAAAGGACACTCAGCGTTTTTATTTATTTTCGGTAGATATTGCAGAAGGAAATGGAGGTGATGCCTCGGTTGTTAATATATTTGAAGTAGAACCAATGGCAGATAACGATATTATAGAATCAGTGACACCTGGTGCAATGTACGACTTCTTTAGGTTTAATCAAGTTGCAGTATTTAAAAGTAACGAACACGTTATTGAAGACTTTGCTAAGGTCTTATATACGCTTTCCGTCGAAATATTTAATCCGGAAAACGTCAAGATGATTATAGAATACAATACATATGGTTCTATATTATTAAAATACCTCACTACTTTATTTCCAGCAAGAAATGAATTTGAGGATGAGATGGTTTTAAGATTTAAACATAGGCACGATTCAAAGGCCTTGAAACCAGGAATAAAATTAAAGTCAGATAACAAATCAGTCTTTTGCCAAAATTTTAAAAAATTAATAGAAAATAATAGAATAGTAATTAATCATACAGAAACTGTAAATGAAGCAAGTCTTTTCGGCAGTTTAAAAAATGGAAGCTATGGTGCCCAGATGGGAAATGATGATATAATAATGACATCAATCACTGCTACAGAGTTTTTTAACACAACGGATTATGCAGATTATGTAGAAGAATTACTAGACTTTATAGATCAAGATAAATTCGCATTAATGGAAAAAACACTATATAAGGAAAATGATCAAGCAGGTGACATGCAATACGATATTTACGACCTCATATAGATAATTCTCCAGATAATACAGATATATAATAAAAGTAAAAAAATAAAATTCAAATAACTATGGCACTTAGTCCTCAATTATTACAATTCAAAAGTTCTGGCGTTTACAGATTAGAGTTTGATAAATCTCAAACTGCTAACATTAACGTTGAAACTCTTAGATTAGTTGTTGGTCACTCAAAGAAGGGACCTTACAACACACCAGTCTTAATCGAAAACGTAGAAGCATTTATCCAAGTATACGGAAACGTAGATAAGTCTTTAGAGAAAAAAGGTATGTTCTTTCACAGATCAGCATTAACTGCTCTTTCAAGAGGTCCTATCTTAGCTCTAAACCTTGCACAATTCGGTAGCAGTGATTTAGCATCGTACGCTCAGATTTCGACAAACGGAAGTTATATAAACTTCACTCCATCTTCAAGAATCTCAGGAGAAACTTGGAATGCTGGCGATGAAAAAACAGAAGAGGTTTTAGCAACACAAGCTCAAATAGATGAAGAAGTAGCAACACCTGGAACATGGACTGATGTCGATGGCGATCCAGTTATAGCTCTGACGCAAATTATGACAGCATCTGTTAATTATACTCAAGCTGAATATGATGCAGATCAAGTATCTTCTTCATATGACATGCTACCTCATTCAACAGGAACAAAGCCTTATGCTAGTTTCTTCGACACTGATAAATTCATGATTCCTTCAGACCAAAAAGTTTTACAGACTTTACTTGAAGACGATGAACAAGTATTAAACTTCGTAAACATCAAACAAGATCCAATTACTGTAATTACTAGAAAGGCTCAAGATACTGACGGATTCAACATTACAGCAAGAGAATGGTATGGTGAAGGAAATGTTCCTGAATATTTAGATGCTAAAGATCTAGTTTCAGATTACATGATCGACGTATTCGTATTTAAAGGTAAATTCGATGCTTCTCAAATGGACACTGATCCAGTATATGGAGCTTACTTTAATTCAAATGGTTTAATCAAACAAAAATTAGAATCATTTGCTAACTTAAGACAAGTTGAGATGCTAGCATCTTATACAGGTTCTATGATTCCTGGATTTAAAGATTTAGAAGGTAGAAACTTATACATTGAAACTTCAATAAATTCTGAAGCTAGAAGAACAGGATTATTCTGTGCAATTGCTGAAGGATCTGTAACGGATGAAAATGGAACAAATGTTGACTTAGTTGGTCATTCATTTGATGAAGGTTCTGATCACATTGTATTATCTTATAATGTAGCAAATAGATCAGTTGCATTATCAAACAATGCAGGTATTTCTTATACTGCTAACGGAACAAGTGCATTATTCACATATGATTCTGCAAACGATCCAAATTTTGATGTAAATGACACAAATACCATGTATCAGTTAGATATCAAAAAAGGACACTACTTAAGAAGTGGTTCTAGATTAGCTCTAGTTTCTCAAGTAACAAAAGGAAAAACTATTGGTAATGTAACGACATGGACTGTTAAATTAACAGAAAATGCACCTGCATCTCTTCCGACTGAATATATTCAATCATTGGAAGAAGCTTCTACTTCATATACTACATTCGTATTTGATGGTGCATCAATAACTCCTGAAACAATCAATACATGTTTACAAGCTATTTCATTAGGAACAGGCTTAGCGACTGGATTAGTTGATAAAGATGCTATTGAATTTAGATATATCGTTGATACATTCGGTTCATTCGATGGACAATTAAGAAACAAAATTGAATTATCTCAATTAGCTAAAGAAAGACAAAATGCTGCAGCAATTTTAAATGCACCTATGATTTCTGACTTTAAAGCTTCTACTGATCCTTCATTTACAGATTCAAACAATACTTTTAAAACTACATTCTTAAAAGACGGTGGTAATTTAGATAAAAATCCAACAAGCTTATATACTTTACCAAGTATCGCAGATGGTGCAAACTTTGCATTCTACTACGGACCTGGTCTTTTAGTAAGAGAAAATGGAAAAGACGTAATGGTTCCACCAGCTGCGTATGTATCTAATAACTACATCGACAAATATACAGATGCTTTACCATGGTCAATCGTTGCTGGTCCAAGAAGAGGTGTTGTTGCTGGAACTAACGTTGCAGGAGCTGAATACTCATTTGACAAAGCAGACAGAGACATTCTAGAGCCATTTGGATATAACCCGATTGTATTTCAAAGAGGAGTTGGATTAACTATCTTAGGAAATAAAACTGCACAGCAATCAATTAAATCAGCATTATCTTCAGCTCACGTTAGAGAAGTGTTAATTTACATACAAGATGCAATGGCAGATATCCTTAAAGATTACGTATTTGAATTTAATACTGCACAAACTAGATTAGAGATTAAAACTCTAGCAGATTCTTTATTAGAATCAGTAAGACAAGATGGTGGTGTATATGATTTCAAAAACATAATGGATCAATCAAACAATACAGGTGAGGTAATCGATAATAACATCGGAATCATTGATACTTTCGTAGAGCCAGTTAAGGGTTTAGAAATTATCGTTCACAGAACAACTATCTTAAATACTGGAGAAATCCAAACAGGTAACTTTAGTTAATAAGATATATATAAAAAGAGATTAAAACAAATATTAAAAGATATGGCTTTACCACATTATTCACAAGATCAAACAAGTAAGAAGGGTAGACAATTCGAACCGGTTCAATCGAACTTATTTGAAGTGACTATTTTACCTCCAGCTGGAGTGTCAGACTCACCTCTATTACTACAACATGTTAATTCTATCAACGGATTAGAATTATACAAAGAAGCAGGTATGGTTGAACAAAAATACAAGTTCTCAAAGAGATCTTACGCTGGTATGCCAGATGATACTTCACTTACAGTTGGAGTTAACTTTTCTTTGAACTTGAACGATGCCAACCAAGCGTACTTATACAAAACCATGAGACAATGGTATAATTTAGCTTACAATCCACAAACTGGAGAAATGGGCTTAAAGAAAGATTATACAGGTACTATAGTAATCGTACAATTTAACAGAGCTGGAGATATTTACAGAACTGTTACTTTAGAAGATTGCTGGATTTCTTCTGGACTTCCATTCACAACTGAATTAAGTTATGAAACGGCAGATGCACAAGCACTTGAAGTATCATGGAGATGTGATACTTTTAAAGAAGTTTTAGCATAATACTTAACTGAAGGGCTGCTCTATAACAGGGCAGTCCTTTTTTTATGAAACAAAAACATAATATAATGATATAATAATATGTCTGGCAAACTAACGAAAAAGTTACAGGTTCTTTTATCTGAAGATGAAGTATCTACGATTAATAGAATTATTTTAAATGAAGCGATTGAAAACGGAGAAAGACCAATATCAATATCAGCATTTATAAGAGATCTAATAAGAAAGGAAATTGATAACAAAAGCGATTTACAGAAAAGCTGGGATCGAAATAGAATAAAACAATTAAAATCCAAATAAAAAGTAATATGAGCGAAAACGAAAACAATGAGGAAATCAACTTGGACGAACAATATAGATCTATTGTAGAGTCTGATGAGAATTCTTCGAATTCAATACCGGAACTACCGGTAGAACTAGGAAAAGTAGATATGTCTAGATTCCAACCTGAAGAGGCGAGGGAAGCAGACTTTCACTTAGGCTATCATGTAATTGATAAGGAAACTCTTCCATCTTCTGGAATGTTTTACACATCTGATGCAGAAATTTCAATTAGATCTGCAAAGGTTGCTGAAATTAGACATTTCTCAACAATGGATGAAACTAATATTTTAGACGTTGATGATAAATTAAATGCAATTTTAGATTCATGTACTAGAATCACATCTAAAACTAAAAGACTATCTTATAAGGATCTTTTAGAAGAAGATAGATTCTTTATTATTTTATCTATTAGAGATTTAACATTTCCTGAAGCTGAGCAAGGATTAACTGTAAAATACCAGGATAAAAAAGGTGTATCACATTCTGCTAATATTGAAAAGAAATATTTTAAATATTTTACTATTCCAGAGGAACTTGATAAATACTATGATGTTAAAAAAAGAACTTTCTTAATTGAAACAAAATCTTTCGGTACTATTGAAATGAGACCACCTACTATTGGTATTATGCAAAAAGTTACTAAATACATTAAAGAAAAACAAGAACAAGGTCAACTTGCAGATCAATCTTTGATCCAATTAATACCTTATTTACACTCTGATTGGAGAAGTTTCAATGAGAAGACAATCTTTAATTTTGAAGTAGACCTGAACGGATGGAATAACAGAAAATATGCACTAGTATATAAGTTAGCTGAAAAAATGAAAGTCGGAATTGAACCTGAAATGGTTATACCGCACGAAGACGAGGAGGTCTTCGTTCCGATTGGGTTTCGTGACGGAATCAAATCTATTTTCATTGTTCAAGATATCGCTGGAGAACTTCTTTAAAGTTAGGTTTTATATTTATAAAAACCTATCAATTCAACCTAGTGAAATGGACAAAATGGAATACTATGAATTTCATTATATTGTCAAGGAGCTAATTGAAATGATTAAAGCTGAAAACGAGCAGAACAAAGGCGAAAAAGACCAAGCAGATAGCACAATGTCTAGCATGAAAATGCCAAACTTAAAGATGCCATCTATGTCATTGCCTAAAATGTAAAGATTTAAAGAGGTCCCTGAATGGGACCTCTTTTTACTTAGATATATACTAAAAGAAAAACTATACTATTTTCAATGAAAAAACTTAAATCTTATAATAAATTCATAAATGAATCAATTATCAATGAATTCATTGATCCTATAACACTAACATTTGCACTAGCTGGTGTAGGTATTGCTTTTGGACCACAGATAATGTCTGCATATAGATCAAGAAAAATATCTAAGGCAGATATGGAAGATCTTTTAAAGATGTTAGCTAAGGCTAAAGCTAAGGCTAAGAAATATGAAAGACAGGGATTAGATCATGATGCAGCAGAGGCTCAGGCTGATGTAGATCATATCGAAGCAAGAATTGAAACTCTTAAAACAGATTTAAATTCTCACGAAGAAGTTATCAGCGATTACGAAAAAGATAAGAAAACTCAAAAAGAACTTGAGGCAGAATTAAAGGAATTAGATCCTTCTATTCTAAGAAAAGCTCTTTCTAACGCAAAGAAAGAAGCTTCCAAACTAAAATAAGTCACGATATACTAGATGGCAAATCAAAACACCGAAAAGGCGTTATTGGGATATGCAATAACCTCCAGTTCTTTATTACAGAAGATAGAGGCAATAGAGGGACAAGCTAGGGATTCAATATTTAGAATCGAGAGTATACTAGTTACTAGTCTTTCAGTTACACAAGGACTAGCCGCAAGCATCTCAGAAAATACAAAAACTCTCAAGGATATTAAGGCAATTCTACTCGAAAGGAATGGTGCAGAGAATGCAAAATTTAAAGGAGGAGGAGACTTAACTAAAAAACTATTAGGACTTGGTGGTCTTATAGCACTTGCAGGGTTTGGAGTATTTACTCTTTCTCTTGCGTTTCAACAGGCAGGTAAAGTTACCCTACCGATGATTGCTAACGGAATAGCAGTAATAGCTGCACTATATCCTATTTCTATATTAATGGGAGGAATTGTGAATAACCCTGAATCAGGTGGTTTATTTGCTAACATCAAGGTAATGAAAACATTTGCCATTACGATGGGTATGTCTATGCTTATGATGTATGTGATGTCACATGCTTTAGCAGGAATGGCTCCTGTAGGACCCGATAAATTAGTAACAGCCCTTGCAATTGGAACAGTTATTTATCTAATGGGACAAACTTTCGTTCAATTAATTAAAGCATGGGAATTCTCAGGTATAATGAATTTCATGCTTAATAAGAACAACACAGATGACATTATGAAATCGATGCTATTAATGACAGTTCAGACTGTTATTATGGCAATTGCTATGAATTTAATGCCTAATGTAAAATATCAAACTGCAGTTAATTTCGTAATTATGGCAGCAGCTATGATTCCTCTTTCAGTTGCACTTGTAGCAATGAGATTTGCTCTACCTGCAATTCAAAAGATAAATGTAGCAACTATTGGTAAAATGGGTCTTGCTGTTGCGATGCTAGGTCTTGCCTTTATTCCAATCGCATGGGCCGCTAAGAAAGTAGCAGGCATGGGAGTTACGCCTGAACAAATACAACAATTAACAATGATGGCATTGGCACTTGCGCCACTAGTTGCTGTTATAGGAATGATTACTGCAATAATTAATTTTGCAAAAGAAGGAAAAGCAAGTAAAAGTAATGGATTAGGTCCAACTACTTTATTGAAACAAGATAATTCCAGAAAGAGAAATCAAAAAATGGATATCAAGGGAATATTTATATTTGCTTTAAAGGCCGTTGTTATTCTAGGAGTTCTTTCACTTATGGGGTATGCTCTTTCTAAAGCAGGTCCTGGATTTGTTGCAGGAACACAGGCAATGTCAAAGATTAATTACACAGAGATGATCAAAATGATCGGATTTATAGGTATTACTCTATTGATTGGAGGATTTATTATTGGTAAGGTAGTTTCAATGATTAAAGGAAAAACTACATCTGATCCAGGTGTTCTTGGAAGTTTAGTAAAAGGTAAAAAATCAAAGGCAGGTAAATTATCTGTCAAGGACATGATAATGGCCGCTATAATTATGCCAATTATTGCGATAGGTATAGTTGCAACTGCATTTATACTTAAGGAAATGCCAACGGATCTTCCAAAGCTCGGCATGGCATTTCTTAAATTTGCTGCTATATCAGGTTTAGCAATGATTATCTTCGGATTCGCACTTGGAAAAACACTAAGGACTCTTGGTAGAATCAGAAGAAAAACACTAGTTACTGCGCTTGTCATTATACCTATCGTAGCATTTGGTATTCTGGCGACTGCATGGTTATTTGCAGCGCTACCATCGAACATGGACGCAATAGGAGCACCTAGTTTAGAATGGTCCGTTAAAGCCGGTCTAGCGATACTTGCATTTGGACTAACCGTAGCATTATTAACTAAAATTTCAGGAAAGGTAAAAGTAAAAGAAGCTGTCAAAGTATTATTAGTAATAGCGCTAGCAGCTCTATCTGTTTTAATGGTAGCATATGCATTCTCATTATTATCGGGAATAGAATATGGAGAACCGCCTCCGTTAGCATGGTCACTTGGAGTTGGTATCGCCCTATTTATAGTAGGTGGTGTAATTTTAGCCCTTGGTGCAATTGCAATCGCAGTAACACCTGTTGGTATATTATTAGGAGCTCTTACCGTATTAGTCGGTGCAGCTGTTCTTTATGCCGTTGCGTGGATATTTACACAGATTGGTAAAATAGACGGATTAGAATCTTCCGCTCAAAAAATAACTAATGTATTATTCATGCCGTTTAATGCAATGGTAACTTTATTTAAAAGATTCAAAGACGAAATAGGAATTGAAAACATGGGAGGCCTTGCATTAGGTCTAGTCCAATTAGGTGGTGGATTTATAGTATTAGCAGCTGCACTTGCAGGTTCTGGTGCTGCAAACATGTTTGGCTCCATGGCAGGAGCCCTTGGATCTATTGCTGATGGGTTTACAAAGCTTATAGGTGGAACTGTTGAAATGAAACCTTCAGAACTATTAAAGTTCATGGTATTGAACGGTAAAAAACTTGAAGGAGTAGTTGGATATGTTGGGAAACTTGGAAAGTATTATGGTCAAATGGCGTCATCCGGTGAAGGCTTTATCATGGCTATAAAACCCCTAACTGCACTTGTAGTTTTATTTAAAGATGACGGTAAGAAAGCAGCTAAGCACTTCAAATCGTTCGCGAAATCCCATGAAAAATTTACAAAGTCCAACAATTTATTATCAGTGGTAAAACTGAATGCAACTGCAAAGATGTTCGACTCACTTACTGCGCTAGCAAAAGCGGATAGTCAAGGTAATGTAATGAAAACGTTAGCAGATAATTTATTAAAATCAGTAGCAGAACTTTCTTCCGCAGTTAAAGATCTAGATGACGTAGTATCTAAACAGAACAAGAGTAATGGAAACATGGGAGATTCTATAACAAACGCAATTGGTAAAATGAAAGATATCATAGGTATAAAAACCAAAGAAGTCGAAGCCAGTGGACAACCTCTTGCTTCTCTTGATGATGTAGTCGATGCAATATCCGAGTTAGAAGAAACTTTAATTGGATCCGGAATAAGAGTTAGAGGAAGAGGATAATCTTCTGAAACCTTTAACATGTTTCATATATAATAAAAACATTAATAAGTCTTTACCCAAGACTAAAACATGGGTTTGAGGAAATCTCAACGG